GAGAATGGACCATATGGTATCGAAAAAGTAATTCAAGGTGCAAAAACAGAATCTGTGCCACTTGGTGAATTAAAAAAGTTGTCAGAACAACGCTTATTATTGTTTGATGAGGCGCTTATGACATTCGCTATGGGTAACAGTATTACATTAGAAGACACCAACGGAAATCGTAAACTATTTAAGAAAAGACATGAAGCTAAAATCGATAATGTTGCTGCTTTGATGGATGCCTTTATTGCATATAAACTAAATAAGGAGGCGTTTGAATGATAGACACAGAATATTTAACCCACTACGGTATATCTGGTCAAAAATGGGGAGTTCGACGTTTCCAAAACGATGATGGAACTTTAACCCCAGAAGGAAAAAAGAAATATTTAAATTCAGATGGTAGTAAAAAAACAGATGACCGCGGTTATATTAAATCTAGAAAAACTTTATATTTAGATAAGAAAAAAGAAGAATTAAAAGAAGCTAAAAAAACTGGAAATAAAGCCAGACAATTAGAAGCCAAAATTGACTATAAATTTGCAAAAGATATTCAAAAAAAGGGCGGTTTATCTAATTATGTACCATCTGCAGTTAAAGAAGTTATGGGTAATATGTCTAAAGATGAAAAGATATTGTTTGATAATAGAGAAACAAAAGACTATGTTAACAAACAAAGAACAAATAAAATTCTTAGAACAGTAGGACCTATTGCTATTGGTTTATTAGGTGCAACTATTATTGCGCAAGGGAAATCGATAATGGAAACCGGAAAATTCGGTAAAATGTCAATAAAAATGGTTAACGGGGTACCTACAATAGTATCTACCGTTAAAATAACATAGGGGGTAATCATGAAATCAAAAACATATATTTATAAACATGAACTAACCCACTATGGTATCCCTGGTCAAAAATGGGGCGTTCGGCGCAACCTAGATGATGATATACCTAAATCAAGAAAACGTGGTTTATCAGATCAAGAAAAACAAGAAAGACGTAAAACAATAAAAACAGTTGCTGCCGGAGCAGCGATTGGGGCAGCCGTAGTCGGAGCCGCGTGGTATGCTAAAAACCTACATGGGAAAAAGATATTACGCCAAAGAAAGGCTGCAATAGCAGCTAAAGCAAAAGCTACACGTGCTGTTAGGAAAGCGTCTGGATATTATGAAACATTTAAAAATGTGGATGTAGTGATAAGTAACGGAAGTGGATTTATGAAGTCGTTTGCGAACGTTAAAGTCGCAAAGATATTAGTTTAGGGGTGATAATATGAGAGATGTTAATAACCCTAAAGAACTAATTCACTACGGTATATTAGGTCAAAAATGGGGCGTTAGAAGATTCCAGAATGAAGATGGAACCCTAACACCCGCTGGTCAAAGACACTATAAAAAGCAAGATGATAAATGGATTGATAAGAAATCTGATAAAATTCATGAAAAAGCTTATAAACAGTCTAAAAAAGAAATGAATAAATTTGTTAAAAAAGACATGAAAGATATGTCAGGTAAAACCGCAGTTAATGCGTATAATCGTAAACTTGCTGATGTAATGCGAACAAAAACTACTGATATTAGGTCTCCCTCTGGTAAAGTTGTAGAGTGGGTTGCTAAAAGAGGAGAAGTTGGTGTTTATATGGCATTAGCAGATCAGGGGTATAACATTAATCAATTAAAGAATGGTGTTTGGGCATCAGGAAGAGTTGGTTATAAACAATCCACCGTTGACATGAAAAAAGATGAGTAAAAGGAGGATTAACATGAATGGACTATCTTAAATTTAAAGAAGCAAGACGTTCTGAAGACTTAAAACACTATGGTATCCCCGGCCAAAAATGGGGAGTTCGAAGATTCCAAAACGAAGATGGAACACTAACTTCTGCTGGACAGAAAAAGCAACTTAGAGATGAAGATAAAGCAGTTACAAAACAGATTAAAAAAGAATTACATAAGAAAAACAAATCGATTGCTAAATCGTTACTCTCTCCAAATGATTTAACTGACAACATAATCAGACAAAAAAGAGTTGTGAGCAGAGCAACCAAATATGTTAAAGAAAGTAATATGAGTTTGGATGATGCATTGCATAAGTCAAGAAGTGTTGGTAGAAGAAATAGAGCATTGTTATTCGTTGGAAGTTTTGTAACAATTACAGCAGCTCATGTAATTCGAGGTTATTAGTAGATGAGCGGGTTATCTTAGAAGGAGGCATAACATGGGTATATTAGATAGGTTACAACATGCTTGGAATGCTTTTGTTGGTGAAAAAAACAATTTTAGGGGTTCTAACTATGTGAATTTAGGATATTCTTCAACCTATCGCCCAGATAGAATGTACTTTACAAAAGGTAATGAAAGATCAATCATATCATCTGTTTATAACAGAATTGCTCTTGATTGTTCTGCTGTAAGTATTAGGCACATTCGTTTGGATGATAATAATAGATATATCGAAGAAATTCAATCTGGGTTAAATAACTGCCTATCAGTAGAAGCAAATAAAGACCAAGCATCGCGAGCATTCCTACAAGACATTGTAATGTCGTTGTTTGATGAGGGTGCTATAGCCATTGTTCCTATCGATACTAGTATTGACCCAAAACTTTCCAATGCATTTGATATTGAATCTATGCGAACTGGAAAAATTGTACAATGGTATCCAGACCATGTTAGAGTAGAAGTATACAATGACCGAACTGGAATGAGAGAAGAATTGACATTACCTAAAAAATCAGTTGCTATAGTTGAAAATCCACTATATGCGATTATGAATGAGCGTAATTCAGTACTTCAAAGATTAATAAATAAACTAAACCTTTTAGATGCGATTGATCAACAATCAGGTTCTGGGAAACTAGACTTGATTATTCAGTTGCCTTATGTTATTAAAACCGAAGCTAGAAGAGCTCAAGCAGAGCATAGAAGAAAAGACATTGAGGACCAATTATCTGGATCGAAGTATGGTATCGCGTATACCGACGGAACTGAAAAGATAACACAACTTAATCGTCCGGTAGAGAACAATCTACTTAAACAAATTGAATACTTAACGAGTATGCTATACAGCCAGTTAGGGATTACGACAAGTGTATTAGATGGTACTGCCGATGAAAAAGTAATGTTAAATTATATGAACCGAACAGTAGAACCAATAGTTTCTGCAATTGTGGGTGAGATGCAAAGAAAGTTTTTAACTAAAACTGCAAGAACACAAAAACAATCGCTACGGTATTTCAATGATCCATTTAAACTTGTACCACTTGCAAATCTAGCAGATATAGCTGATAAGTTCACACGAAATGAAGTTATATCGTCTAATGAAATGAGACAAATAATTGGATTTAAGCCAGTTCTAGATCCAAAAGCAGATGAATTAAGAAATAAAAATCTTAATCAAGCTCCGGAACAAGAATTTGCCAATTCGAAAAAACTCAATTCAGTAGAGAAAGTTTCATCTGACAGTACAACTACTGGAGAAGGAGGATAGAATCAAAATGGAGAAAAAACCAGAGATTTATGATTTTGGCGGATGGGCCACTCGATTTAATATTAAGTGTTCTGATAATAGAGTCATTAAACCAGAAGCATTTGATTTGGCTCATGGCCAGAGAGTCCCTCTAGTATGGAATCATAACCACAAAGACGCCGATAATGTTTTAGGACATGCTATTTTAGAAAAACGCGAAGAAGGTATTTATGCATACGGTTTATTTAATGAAACCGAAGAAGGTAAAAGAGCTAAGGAATTAGTTAAGCATAAAGACATCACTGCATTATCTATATACGCAAACAAACTAAAACAAAAAGGAACAGATGTTATTCATGGTATCATAAGAGAAGTAAGTTTGGTATTAGCTGGTGCTAATATGGGTGCTTTTATAGATACTATTTTAGTTCATGGTGAAGGAGATAATTCAGAAGAAGATGCTGAAATCTACAACTCAAGTGAAGATATTGTCATCACCCATCATGAAGAAGAAGTTACACCCGAACAAATAGATTCAAACATACCTAAAACGGAGGAAAAAGAAGTGGCTAAAGAAAAAGAAGTACTAAACCCAGATTTAAAACATGAAGAAGCAGGATCTGAAGAAACAGTTCAAGATGTTGTTGATTCTATGTCGGAAACACAAAGAAATGTCATGTATGCTCTAATAGGGCAAGCATTAGAAGATGCACAAAAAAATCAGGAGGGCGACGAAGCTATGAAACAAAACGCGTTTGACAAAACACAAGAAAATGAAGAAAATGTACTAACTCATGCAGAAATGCAAGAAATTATCGCTGATGCAAAGAGAAGTGGTTCTATGAAAGAAGCATTCATTGCGCATGGTATCACAAATGTTGATGTATTATTCCCAGAAGTACAATCAGTAAACAAAACGCCAGAATTAATTCAACGTGATATGGATTGGGTTCAGAAAGTTATGAAGTCTGTTCGCCACACACCATTCTCAAGAATTAAATCAACTGCTGCTAATACAACTGCTGAAGAAGCAAGAGCAAAGGGTTATGTTAAGGGTAACCAAAAGGTTGAAGAAGTTATTACAGCATTAAAGAGAACAACAACTCCAACAACTGTATATAAGTTCCAAAAAATGGATCGCGATGATGTTATTGACATCACTGACTTTGACGTAGTTGCATTCCTTAAGGCTGAAATGAGAGTTATGCTTGACGAAGAAATCGCAAGAGCAGTTCTTATTGGTGATGGTCGTGCATCAGATAGTGATGATAAGATCAACCCATTGAATGTTCGCCCAATTTTAGGAGACTCATCTACATATGCAGTTCCTAAGATCCTTACTCGCGCTGACAACATTACTGATTATGCATTTGCTAAGCAATTCATTAAAGAAGTATTGAAGGCAAGAAAAGAATACAAGGGTTCCGGTAACCCAACATTGTTTACAACTGAAGACTTGTTAACAGACATGCTCTTAATTGAAGACACAAACGGAAGAGTCATTTATGACACTATCGACAAGCTTACTACAGCTTTACGTGTTAGCTCAATCGTAACAGTTCCTGTGTTCGAAAATGTTTCTAGAACTGACTTAGCAGAAGAATTCGACTTCAGCCTTTTAGGTGTAGTTGTTAATCTAACCGACTATAATATCGGCGCTGACAAGGGTGGAGCAATCAACATGTTTGATGACTTCGATCTAAACTTCAACAAGTATGAATATTTGATTGAAACTCGTATTTCTGGAGCTTTAATTAAACCATTCTCTGCTTTAACATTCGAACTTAAGACAGCTCACGTAGCTGGCTAATTTCACATTAGAGGATAATTCAAAATGGGCAAATTTTATGGGCCAATAGGCTATGGAGTTACTGAAGAAACAAGACCGGGCGTATGGACGAATAATATTACGGAACGAGAAGTATATGGCGAAGTAATAAAAAACACTAAACGTACAGAAAACTCCGAAAAAGTTAATAAAGATATTTCGGTATCTGTTCAGATAAGTTTCTTAGCCGACCCATATGCCCTACAGAATTTTCATTTAATTAAATACGCTAAGTACTTGGGTGTCAAATGGGAAGTCACATTAGTTGATGAATCATACCCGAGACTTATATTGACTTTAGGGGGTTTATATCATGATGGCGAGTAGACTAATTCTACATGAGGAGCTAGTAGCTATCCTCGGTACAAGAAACGTGTATTATCAACCCCCCGAATCAATAAAAATGAAGTACCCAGCAATAGTATATGTCAGATCAGACATAGATAATACATTTGCTAACAATGAAGTTTATAATCAATCTCACAAGTATCACGTTACCGTCATAGACGGTGATCCCGATAGTGAAATTGTAAATAAGATGTCTAAATTTAAAACTGCAAAGTTTGTAAGACATTTCGCAACTACTGGACTGAATCACGATGTGTTTTCAATAGTCTATTAGAATCTAAAAAAAATATAAGGAGAATAAAATTATGGCAAAACTTATTTGGGATGCAGCCGGCGCAAGATTTTTTGAGACCGGTGTTTCTAAAGGGGTATTATACCCAATGTCTAGTACTCCAGGTACATACGCTAAGGGCGTTGCTTGGAATGGTTTAAGTGGAGTTACAGAGAGCCCTAGTGGTGCTGAAGTTTCACCAGTTTATGCCGACAACATTAAATATTTAAATCTAATGTCTGTTGAAGAATTCGGAGCTACTATTGAAGCTTACACGTATCCAGAAGAATTCGCAGCTTGTGATGGTTCCGCAGAAGTAGAACCAGGTATGTATGCTAGTCAACAACCACGTAAGCAATTTGCGTTGTGTTATCAAACTAGAGTTGGTAATGATCTTGATCCAGAAGCTGGTTATAAGATTCACATCATTTATGGAGCACTTGCTTCGCCAACTGAAAGATCATATGAAACAGTCAATGATAGCCCAGAAGCTATGACTTTCTCTTGGGAAGTTTCAACAACTCCAGTAGAAGTAACTGGTTTCAAACCAACAGCACACATTGTCGTTGACTCAACAAAAGCAGATGCTACTAAACTAGCAACTCTTCTTGATGCTCTTTATGGTACAGCAGCTGATGAACCAGAAATCCTTTTACCGGATGCAATTGCAGCGATCTTAGGTACAGTCTAAGATTCTTTTATAATTAAAAACTAATCGTATATGAAGGGGTGTTCTGGAAATTCCGAGCACCCTTTTATTTTTATTAAATTTTCTAAACTAAAGGAGAACAGGAAAAATGTTAAAAAAGACTATTACGTATGTAGATTACAATGATGTAGAAAGAAAAGAAGACTTCTACTTCAATTTATCAAAGGCAGAACTTGCCGAAATGGAATTAAGTACAACTGGTGGATTATCCACACTTAAGAAAATCATCTCTGCTCAAGACACACCATCCATCATAAAGATTTTTAAAGAATTAATTCTAAAAGCTTATGGTGAAAAAAGTGCAGATGGTAAAAGATTTGTTAAGTCTGAAGAATTAAGTAGAGACTTTTCACAAACAGAAGCTTACTCTGTATTATTTATGGAATTAGCATCCAAATCAGACGAAGCAGCAAATTTCGTTAACGGTATTATACCAGCAGAAGCAAAACAAGAAATCAAAGCACCAACAAAAAAATAAATAAAAAAGAAAAGAGGGACAGGGAATGCTACAAATAATTATTCCAAAAGCAGAGCTTTTTGATGAAAAAACACGAGAATTTGTTTATACAAAAGAACAAACAATATCGCTGGAGCATTCCCTAGTTTCTATTTCAAAGTGGGAAGCCAAGTGGCATCAACCATTTATTGGTAAAGAAACAAAAACAAATGAGCAAATTATAGATTATATACGGTGTATGACAATTACACAAAATGTTGAAGACTCCGTCTATAATTATTTAACTGAAAAGAACATCAAGGATGTTAATCAGTATATAGATGATCCAATGACTGCTACCTGGTTTACGGAAAGAAAAGATGTACCAAAACCGCCAAGCAGAGAACAAATTACAAGTGAATTAATATATTATTGGATGGTTGCATTAGAAATACCTTTTGAATGTCAAAGATGGCATTTAAATCGTTTACTAACCCTTATCAGAATTTGTAATCTGAAGAACAAACCTGCTAAAAAACAAAGTAAACGTGATACACTCTCTAACAATGCAGCATTGAATGCAGCAAGAAGAGAGAAAATCGGAACTTCTGGATAAAATGATATGGAGGGCCTATGATTACATTAAAACAAAAAGGGGACTTTAGTAAATTAGACAAATACTTTAAAAAGTCTGTTAAGATCTCAAAAACAGAAAACGTAACACTGTTCGCAGATAAATGTTTAGAGAAATTGAAGGAAGCCACCCCTAAAGAATCAGGGTTAACTTCAGAATCTTGGAAGTATGTTATTGTAAGAAGAAAGAATTCTACTAGCGTTCAATTCTACAATACAAATAATCAAAATGGAGCAAATGTGGCATTACTATTGGAATACGGTCATGCAACTAGAAGTGGTACTTGGATACAAGGTCAAAATTACATTGATCCAGTTGTTAAAGAAACATATTTAAACATTCTAAATAAAACATGGAAGGAGATGACAGACTTATGAGCAGTTTAGTAGACCAAAGAGTAGTCGAGATGGGTTTTAATAACAAAAGTTTTGAAACTAATGTTAAAACCAGCATGTCGACAATTGACAAATTAAAATCAAGCCTGAATTTTTCAGGTATTTCTTCATCGATGAACCGAAATCTAAGTTCTGTCGATACTTCTGTACTAGCATCCAGCCTACAACAAGCCGGGGCTAAATTTACAGCAATGGAAATTGTGGCTATAACTGCCATCTCTAACATAACTAATAAAATAATTGATATGGGTTTACAACTTGTTAAATCTATGTCGGTGGATAATATTATGTCTGGTTGGACAAAGTATGCCGATAAAACAGTATCAGTTGGTACACTAATTTCACAAGGATATGATTTAGATTTAGTAACAACACAATTAGAAAAACTTACATGGTATACTGATGAAACTTCATATTCCTTTATTGATATGGTTTCTAATATTGGTAAGTTTACAGCATCGGGTCAGGGTTTAGAAGAATCTGTAACAGCTATGATGGGTATAGCAAACTGGGCAGCATTGTCTGGTCAGAACGCTGGAGTTGCATCTAGAGCAATGTATCAGTTATCGCAAGCATTAGGTTCGGGAGCCGTTAAATTACAAGACTGGCGATCAATACAAAATGCTAACATGGATACAAAAGAGTTTAGACAACAAGTACTTGATGCTGCGGTAGCTGCAGGTGAATTAACAAAGACAATCGATGGTAAGTATATTACAAAATTAGGAAATGCATTTGATATCAATCAGTTTACAGAATTCATGTCACAGGATCAGTGGTTTACATCGAAAGTTTTAATGGATACCCTATCCCAATACTCCAATACAACAAATGAGTTATATGACATAATGCAGAATGATGAATCCATAAGCACTTCTTCTGAAGCAATGGAACTACATGGAGATCAATTAGATTCATTTGGTTTAAAAGCATTCAAAGCAGCACAAGAAGCAAGAACATTTAGACAAGCAATTGACGCAATAGCAGAAGCATCCGGATCAACATGGACTTCAATATTTGAAAGAATATTTGGAAACTATGAGCAAGCAGTTACACTATGGACTGATTTATCATATGAATTATATGACGTATTTGTGGCCGGTTTAAAAACCAAAGATGCAATACTGGGCTTATGGAGTGATATTGGAGGTAGAGATGATTTATTTGTCAATACTGAGGATGAAACAGGGGCCTTTTGGAATCTATTTAGAGCAGTAATTGCATTAAAAGATTTAATAACCGATGCTTGGGATACTATATTTCCGTTATCTACAATGGAGACACAAGAAGAAAGAATGCAGGATATTGCTGATAAAATAAAAAATTTAACTGCTAGATTAAGAGAAATGTCCGAAGGTTTGTTCATGTCTGAAGAAACAGCAGAAACATTTAGCAACATATTGAAGGGTATGTTCTCTATATTAAAAGCTGTTGGTAAAGCAATAAGTGCATTATGGACAGGCATTCAACCATTATTGATAATTGCCAAATCATTAGCTGGAATATTATTTGTATTATTAGGCAATGTTGGTGCTAAAATAACAGAATTTGTGGCAGAAACAACACTATTTCAAATGGCTGGTGAAAAACTAGCAAAAGTATTAACTACAATTATAGCTGTTGTTAAGGCATTAAGTATTTTGGATAGAATCAAAAACTTAGTTAATATTGTAACAGTATATTTGGTAAGATTCTATGATCATTTGATAAATGCAGCAAAAGCGTCAAAAATATTGGGACAGGCGTTCAATGCCATATTATCTGTATTTAATTTAGTAAAAAAAGCAATATGGGATCTGATAAGTCCAGCCGATAAATTTCATAAGTCAACTAGTGGTATTGTTGCTATGATGAGTGAATACGAATCTAGAGTTTGGTATGCTGGGGAAGAGACTATTAGTTTTAAAGATAAAATAGTGAATTTTATTCAAACGGTTAAAAACACATTTAATAAGGCATTAAATATTTTAATAAACTCATTTAATTATATTAAAAACAAAGCAATATCTTTAATAGAAACGTTAAAAGGTATATTTATTATTGTAGTAGATTCGTTTAGAAATGTGGCAGATAAGACATCATCTGCAACACAGACAGTCAGTGAATCATTCAATAGACTAGTTGAATCAGTTAAAAAACTTAACATATTGGATAAATTAAAAGTTGGCTTACAAGAATTGTTTAGTTTATTCCAAAAAAGTGGTGGTACAACTAAAAATTATAATCGTATAATTGAAGGTTTAAAAGCAACTTTAGATTTATTGAAAAGAGCATTCTTAGGAATAGTTCATGTTATTACCGCTTATATATTACCAGCTATGCCATCATTAATAGGATTTATCCTTAAATTAGGTGCGTCTTTTGGCGGTGTAATTGTAAGTATATTAGCATATCTTGGTGATTTAATGGTTAGATTTAATGAGTTTACCAAGACAAGTACTAAGTTTAAATCATTTATGGCAGGATTAGCAAATACATTTACTGCCGTATTAACAGCATTAAAAACATTCTTTAGCGAATTTGGAAAAACAGACACCGGTGGTGTCGATGAATTAACTGAAGATTTAACTAAAAAGTTTAATCCATTAACTGAACTGTTAACCGGTTTGGGTAAATTATTAACTGGATTATGGTATGTTCTTAAAGCCGTAGCACCAGTTATTGCACAACTATTAGGTTATATAGGAAAAGCATTAGGTGTTATTGGCGATAAACTTACACAGGTATTCACCGGTAAAGGTAGTCTATTAGACATCGCAACTTTATTTGATGTCGCATTCTGGGCAACAATTATACTTAGTTTGAAGTGGCTATTCGGTTCGCTATTTGAACTACATTCCGCATTTGCCAATTTAGTTGGTGGTTTTATCGATGTTGTAGATTCAAAAGCAATGATGCAGTATGCAGAAGCATTAAAATCATTAGCTATAGGTGTATTAATACTCGTAGTTGCATTAGTTTTATTATCATCAATAGACCCAGACAGACTTGCTGGAGCTGTAGTTGCATTGGGTATTATCATTGGTTTACTAATGGGAATGTTCAAAGTCATGCAAGGAATGTATACAGTAACTAGTGGTCTTGGTCTTAAATCGTTAGTTGCAGCCAAATCAATGGAATACGCAGCGACGGCAATGTTATCAATAGCAATAGCAGTTGGATTATTAGCATTGGCTGTTAAGTTGATGTCCACAATGAGTCAAGAAGAATTAATTAACGGTCTTTTAGGCATTACACTTATTATGGGTGTAATGTTAGGCGCATCTGCCATTATAGGAAAGAATCAAAAGCTATTTG